AACCTTTTTCTTCATGGGCTTTTAATATAGCTAAGCAAAGTTCTTTTGTCACTGCCCCTTTCATATTATTAATTTTACTAGATACAAATATAATATTATCTTCGGTATAACCAATTTTTGGATTTAGTCTATCTACACTAACCGCATTACTTTTAACAGAATCTTTATGACTTGTTCTTTTAAAAACTATCTCTTCTCCACTTAAAGCACATTTATATCCATGTTTTAATACATGTTGTTCCCATTTTTTTAAAAATTGTTCTTTTGTCATATGACAGCGATGTTTATCTTTTTCTTCTTCAGAAAAATTAATATAACGAGGATTTTTTATTTTTCTAACTATAGAAAGATAAATAATAGACAATGAACCTTTTTCTGTATTTCCATATTTAAAATCTGCTTTTTTTCTACATTCTTTACAGTGAGTAGATAAACCATCTTTTTTATACCATTTGTTTTTATTAAAATCATTAAAAGATAATAATTCTTTACATATACTACATATTTTCACTTTACTTCTCCCCAACTATCGCCAATTGCTACATCAACTAAGCTAGGAACTTTAAACTCTATACAACTTTCCATTGTCTTTTTAATTACTTTAACATCTTTAACTTCATCTTTAATGTTAAAACATAATTCATCATGTATTTGTAGTAGAGGAGTATGCCCTGCTTCATGACAATCAATAACTGCTTGTTTAGTTTGATCGGCTGCGGAACCTTGTATCAATCTGTTTAGAGCTTTATATGTTCCAGCTCGTTTGATATTTTCTTGTCCACCAAATTTAGCAATAGCTGTTTCAAAGTTTTCAGAGTTGACCATTACCCAATCTTTAGGTTCCCATTTATCAAATCTACATTTACGACCTTTCTTAGTTCTAATAGCACCTTCTTTAGATGCTTTATCCATACAAAGATTAATAAGTTTTTTAACGAATGGAACTTTTCTATTGTACTTGATAATAATATCTTCAGCTTCTTCTTTAGATAAACCTAATGAAGTTGCAAGTTTAGTATTACCCATTCCATACATTAAGCCTAATCCAATTGTTTTAGCTTGTGAACGATCTATACCTATCATATCAGCAACTGTTTGGTGAAAGTCTGCCGAAGCATTCTCATATGCTTTAATAAGTTCTTGTGATCCTTCATAGCCAACTGAAGCGGCGTAATGCACGACCATTCGTGGTTCTTGTTGTGAATAGTCAAATGAACCCCATTTACAATCTTCATCAGGCAAGAATAAAGATCTAATCTTAGGCCCAAAATCTTTATTACGTGCAGGAATTTGTTGTAAATTTGGATTAGACATAGAGATACGTCCAGATACAGTTCCTCCATTATCAGATCTTAATTGATTTATTTCAGCGTGAACTCTACCTTTAATTTGATATCTCATAATACTTTGTAAAAAAGTAGCATGAAATTTGTTTATCTCTCTTGCTTGAACAATAAGTTTAGCTATTTCATGAGGACAGTTTGTAAGCCAGTTAGCTGTAAAACTAGGTTCATTACTTTTAGCAGTTCTAGGATAAGGTATTTTTAATTTATCAAAAGCTTCTCCTATTTGTCTTGCCGCCCAGATATCTATGTCCTTACCAGCTATTTGTTTTATTTTAAGTAAAGTTTCTTTCTCTTGATTTTCAAACTCTTTAATCATTCTTTGGGCTTTATCTGTATCTACTCTAATTCCTTTTTGTCTCATCTTAATTAAAATAGGAAGTAATTTAGATTCCATTTCCCAAACAGTAGTTAGATTTTGTTTGATTATTTCATTTCTTAAAAATCCCCATAGTTTAAGCGTGAGCCGTGCGTCTTGTTCAGCATAGAATCCAACATGCTCTGCTGGTAACTTCCACATCTCCGCTTTAGGATCAATGCCATGATCTTTGGCTGCTTCTTTTAAATCAGTCTCAGCTTTAATTTCCCCTAGATAATCTTTAGCTAATGAGTTTAGATTATATGCCCATCTGTTTTCATCAACAATTGCTGCTGCAACCATTGTATCTACGATCTCTCCATTAACTTGGATATCCATTGCTTGTAACCAACCTAAATCGTATTGAGCATTATGGAATATTTTTCTACAAGGTAATGCACATATTTCTTTCATGTAGCCAATAACTTGTGCAGGTATCATATTACCACCACCAAAATGTTTAAATGGGTAATAACCTTGCCATCCTTCAACAGCGACAGCAAAACCAATTACATAGCCTTTACCAATAGCCCAACCAGCACCAAGACCTTCACTTATACCATCGTCTCTAGTTTCTAAGTCAATTGCTATTTCAGTAGCGTTAGATAAATCCTTATACTCAGAAGGACACAGCCAAATACTTTTCTTAAATGTTAATGAATATTGTAAACTTGTCATTTATATTACCATTAGTAAAAAATAGAAAACACAGATACAAGTAAACAAACCCATATCACCAATTATAGTTTTTTTGAGATTAAACATTATAATCTCTTTCTAAAACCATTTCTAAATAATGAATGGCTTTTAATATATCTTCTTTTTTTCCTTTTAATTTATGTCTGCATATATACTTGATTGCATTACCTTCTGCAAATAGTAAATTATTTTCATTAATGAATTGAGAAGGTTGTATCTTCATTGTTTTATAATGAGAACCTCCTACTTGTTTAAAAAACGCTTTATTGACCATTTCTTTTTTCCTCTATGTAAGTTAAATAGTCTTCCCCTATTGGATAGTTGTACTTATAATCAGAGCTTAATAAATGTAATGAATACTTAGCTCTAGTTACTGCAACATAGACTACTCTTTTTTCGTCCATCTTTTCTACGTTCGTTTTGTTTTGGTATTGAGATGCATAATCAGCTTTAAAATAAACCAAAACATTATCTGCCTCTCCTCCTTTTACAGAGTGAACAGTATCTATAATGATTGTAGGATCATTATCTAATTGATCTTGCCCATATTTCTGTAATAGAATTTTTACGTAAGTTATCTCCGTTGGCTTAATATTTCTTTTTAATGCATGCCACCATTCTTGAGATTTAACTTCATCTTTTAAAGTTAAACCACACCATGCTTTTAAATCTTCAAAACTATATTCTTTATGGTTTTCTTGTTGGTCCCAAAATTCTTTCTTCCTATATAAATCATTAGATAAGGCCCTAATATACTTATACATATTAATTGCTTCTTCTTTAGATATAGTTTTATTGTTTGATAGTTTTGTCCAACTTCTAATGGCTTTCCATTTATTTGCTGTAAAAGACTTATTACCTTTATTATCCATAAAATATAATCCTTTATCTTTAGCCATCATTCTAAGCTCATTAACAGTAGTTCTTATTCTACCCAAGATATACCAACTACCTTTGTATTTATTAAAATCTACATCTCCGAAAGATATATAACGGTGTACACTATCTTTAACATCTGGATTAGGTAGAAATTCATTTGGTTCGCTATCTAATATTCCTTTCCTTACTATTTTAGAAAATCTATGTATCTCTTTTCCAAATCGTCTTGTTTGAGTTAATACTTTCTTTTGGCCAGGAAAATATGTTGTAAAGTATTTATGTTCAGAACCATTCCACCTATAGATAGCTTGGTCATCATCTCCAGCTAAATATATCTTATTAGCATTATCTGCCATCTTATAAACAACAGACCATTGTAATGGTGTAAAATCTTGTGCTTCATCTAATATAAGTATCTCTAATGGCGGAAAGTTTACTTCATCAATTGTTTTCTCAATCATGTCAGTAAAGTCCATATATTGAGTTGCACCCTCTCTTTTATATTTATTATATGCTTGTACTTTTCTTAATAATAAATCTAATGATTCTCTTTTATAAGTTTCATTACGATAAATCTCTTCTACAGGTTTCATCATATTTCTTGCTTTATCATAAATATGTAAAGACCAATCATTGTATACAAATGAATCATCATCTAATCTTGAATCAGAACTCTTAATAATTTGATTTTCTAATGCAAAATCAATCATACATCTTTGTGGATCAAATATTTCCATTGTAAAATATTTCTTACAATACTTATGAAGTGTTTTGAATCTTTGGAAATCTTTTAAAGTATATTGAGGAAACGTAGCCAATGCTCTATTTACTGCAGTATTAACTGCTTTATTAGTAAAAGAAATAAATGCAATATCTTGTGGTCTAATTCCTTTAGACAAAGCATCTGTCAATATTTCTTGAACCAATGTATTTGTTTTACCCGTTCCTGGCGGGCCATAATACTTAATAGTTTTATTTCTAATACTATTTTGGTGTTCTAAACTGCTGTGCGTGGTAAGCGTCATCTAACTCCGTTAAGTTTCCTTGTTTACTTTGTACTGTTGGTTCTGTTCTTTTTTCTTTTTTTGTAAAATCAGGTAGAGCAACTTTCCATATATTCTTCTCTCCCTTATAATAATCTAGTTTTTCACAACCTAATAAAGTTATTGCTTCTAATGAATTAGAAAATATCTTTCCTGATAATTTTTTAATGAAACCATCTAATGTATTCTTTTTGAAGTAACAGTAATCCTGTCCATTCTCTTCTTCTCTAACAATATATCCATCTTTTAATTTTTCAAAATCATCAAGCACCATGTATTTTTCAAAGAATTCTTTTAGTACTGAATACCTAACATCTGCTAATGTATCTTCATATTTAACCTTTTCACTTGGTTTTGAATTTGCAATAAGTGCTGCCATTAACATTTCAAATGGTGGTGGGCCTTTTTTAGGTTTAGGTAATGTCATCCAAAATATTCCATAATCCATCATCCTAGTTCTAAAAGATTTCTCATCAATTAAATCTATTGATGCAAAAGTCATTGGTATTTCTTTATATTTAAAAGTATAATAAGTTGTTTTCATATCTTTGATTTGTTCAACCTCAGAAAATTCATCTATAATATCTGGTGCTTGAGCACCTATTCCAAGTTTTCTTAATCTACATAAATCTTTGTTACATATTGGTGTCATATAGCCATGCTTAGGCGGACATTTATATGTATAATTATTTTTAAATACTGAGTTTAATACTGTTCCTACAATTTCTTTTTCTGTTAATGGATCAGCAAACATTTGTTGATTTCTTTCAAGTAGAATTTCTTTTAATGTTTTCTTATCTACGTGCCCCTCAGATCTTTTCATCTCAAGAACTGCAGCATTGAATAAAATATTATTTCTATTATCTCCAGTCCATTTGTCATTTAATAATTTTTGAATACAAGGCGGAAATTCTTTATAATTTTCTTCTGGTTCGTAATCATCAGTTTTAAATTTTAATAAGTCTTCAATTGAATGTCTTTTCTTAAATGCTTCCTCTATCATTCCACCAACTAATAATGCGTCATTGTTGTCTGACCAAGCATACTCAACTGCTCTTTCTGATTTATGATAAGGCATTCCAACAGATTTGTTACAAGGAAATACTTCTTTACTCATAAAGAATTTAGAATTCCATTTATCTAAAACTTCTCTAATTTGTTTTACTGTTGCCCAATCCTTTAAAAATAAAAATATATGTAATCCACCAGATTTAGATTTAACTGGTACTAATGGTAATTTATATTGTTTGATAATATCTACAAATTTCTTTTCACTAAATTCTTTATAACTACTTGGATCTACATCAATGCAACCCCACTTTGCTTTGTCGTTAACTTCTGGTTTTAAACCAATAATGATATCTCCGTTTAAATGCTTTTGCCAAAGCTCCGCCGTTACTGCCTTATAGACAGTTGTATAGTCGGCATTTCTTTTACCATTATCTTTCTGGCCACCGTTTAGGGTGACCAGAAGATATTGACTTGAATCGCCTTCAAACAGTTCTAATAACTGTGATGCGATCATTAGAAAGGAACCGCTTCAGAGTCTTGTTTAATTTGTTGAGATTCTTCTTTGCCAAAATCAACTTTACCAAAGATATCTGACTTCATAGCACTTTCATAAAATGCTTTAGTTATC